TTCCAATATAAGGTTCAATAGTGCTAGTGTACCAAGACGACCATTAATAAGTTCGGTCTCTTAAGTTCCGCAAATTGATTATCATATAAGAAATCATATTGAATATGATCTTTCATCCTATCCCAGTCTTCTGGGGTTACAATATTCTTAAGGATTAATTGAGTTCTTAAAATATCATTGAAAATGCTGGCAAATCTCTTTCTTAGACGCCCAACAAATTTTGAAAACTTAAGTTCGTCTCTTAGAATTTCTGATGATCTACCAAGATTAAATCCAGTATCTCCAGTAATTCTTGATTCTGGAACATTAAGTGCTCTATAAAGTTTCTTTTGGAAGTATTCAATATCAGAAAGTTCTCCTAGGTTTTGTCCACCTGGAAGCGTGGTAATTTCTGTTCCCCTACCACCTTCACGACGAGGAAGCCAAAAATCTTCAAGCATACTCATGAACTTACGGTCATCACGAACTTCACCAGTATTTGCATCATAAGCAAGTTTGTTTCTATAGCGGGACATCACCTCTTTTAGGTATTGTTCTGCCTTTACCTTAGGAAGATTGCCAACATCGATATAAAAAATTCTTCTTTCTGGAGCACGTGACAATCTGTAAATAACCAGAGAATCTTCAATCATTCTCAACTGGTTAAGTGCTTTGATTGCTTTGTGCATATATGAAAGCACCGTATTCTTGTTTCTATCGACAAGACCTGAGTTGCAATATGCAATTGAATCTTTGGCAATCTTTACAGGTTTTCCTGCAGATGCACCAGAAATCATTCCTGTTGGATAATTTGGTTGAGGTGTATAGATAAAATATTCTTCAATTTCTGGTTGTTGATATTGATTTAAAGAATTTTCGTTGTTAATTCTTGTTAAATTAACCAAGTTTCTTCTGTCTGTTTTCTTTTCTTGACGAATATACTTGATTTTCATTGGATCGATGTATCTCAAATCCTGAATACCATCTTGAGGATTTTTGACATCAATTACTTTTAGATAATAAATTCTACCATCAATATACCAATTTCTAAAAAGTTCATGGCACTTTTTGTCAAAGTCCATAATCTCTTTGATATATTTAAACTCTTCTCTAATTACTTTTTTAAGTTTTTCACCTATATCTAAATTTGATAATTCAATCTCTACAGGAGAATCGTAAAGATCACTAACAATAGCTTCGTTTACAATATCTTCTACTGCCGCATCGCACTCTGGATGAAGCGACATTTCACGATATCTTCTGATAAGATCAAACTCTGTTTTGAAAGTCCCTTCAATATCAACATATTGACCATAAAAACCACTCTGAATATAATATTCAACCCCGTCCTCATTATTAGGGGGGACGGGGGATATTACTGAAGGGGATTTATTAGAACCATCATCAATTGAAAAACCAAAAAGTTTGGCCATAGTATAATTTTTAACCTGTATTATCTACTATTTAGTTAATGTCCTCACCGCCAGCTTTTGACGAACTTCCTTTGACTGCTTCCCACCACTGAACTTGAAGCTCAACCTGGAAGTCTTGAATTCCAGTTGCATCATAAGAAAGTTCAATAGCAGTTACCTGAGTTGGGAATACATCATAGAAGTGATAAGTTCTAAGAACAGATCCATCACGATCAAGTTGATAAACGTAAGCATCTGCTTGATAGGCAGCGGGATCTGTAAGACCAGTATTGTCGGAAACTCTATTGATTGTGTTCATCCACTTTTCAAAAGCAGAACGAATTGCAAAATCAGTGTCGTTGATAACTGTAACAGTCCAGCTATCGAATGAACGATCACCAGCAATCTTTAAAGTTCTCCCACGGAAAGGAACATCAATTTGAGCAACGTTTGACGCTGGCATATTTGCTGCCTTTACCAAGAATCTTGCCTTTTCAAGAACTTCATTTAATCCATCAACTTGAACTTGTGATGGAAAAGCAAGTTCAACTTCAAACAGATTAGCACGAGCACCACCGCCAGTCAGCTTGCTCTTGAAGTCAGTAATCTTTCTTAGTGGGGGTGGATTTAGTTGATTTCTAGTTGCCATAGTTTTAAACCTCTAAGTAGCCTCTGAATAAATTAGACGTTTCCGATTACTTCTTCAAAGCTAACACCAGTTCTGGTGGCGATGAAGGTCAGACCGATAAAGTTAATCGATCTTGCTGGTTTGATGTAGATATCAGCAACAAACTCATTGGCGTCAATGACTGCTGCGGTGTTATTAGTTTCATCACAAATAACAACATAATCAAAGATACCTCTCTTAGATTGAACATCACGGAGGAATGGTTCAATAATATTTACGAAGTTTGCTCTCGTGATTGTATCGTTGAATTCGAAGAGTTGATCTCTTGCTGCTGCTGAAATAGCATCTTCAAGATAGATAAACAGTCTTCTAACGTTGATTCTGTCAAATGCAGAAGCCTTAGCAAATCCTGTCTTATCACCAAAGAGAACAATTCCTGCACCAGGTGCAACAACAATTGGGTTAATTCTATTTGAATATAACTTATCCCTTTGAGTCTTACTTGGGTTGTATGCCAGTTTTACTGCATTCAAAATCGTTCCTCTCTGAGTTCCTGCTGGTGAGAACCAAGGGAACTGATTAATATCATTTCTAGCACAAGTACCAGCAATATCACCGTTTAGGGGTACATATCTAAATGTGTTATTGAATCTATCGTACATGTACTTATAACCACTATCAAAGATTCCATAGGTGGTCGAAGTAACAGGACCGTAGAAACTAATTACGTTATCTGTAATATCACTATCACTATTAACAGTTACTGAACCAGCAGTTCCATCATTTAGGAACGCAAGTCTATATGGAGAAATAAAGGCAAGTGCGTCTTTTCTTGCTTCGGCAACTGCAATACACTTATTGGCAAGTGCTTGTGCTTGCTCTTTAGCATAGTTTGCAGAACCCATAAGGACAAAATCAACAGCATAACGCTCTGAATTTTCAAAAGCAGTATATCCGCTAACGATATCATCAAGACCAGATGTAAGAGCACCAGCACTTGCTAAGTCAGTTCCACCATCATAGTTTTTACCACCAGCAAAGGTAAGGACGTTATTTCCAGTGGCTCCAAAAGTAACATCTTGTGCATCTTGGTCCCAACCACTGTCAGTTGTCAGAGAGAAAGTGGTATCACTTGCACTGCTAAATCCAGTTGTTACAATACCCGCTGGTTGTGAACCACCAAAGATGTAATCGGATACATTGAAAAGATACTTTCTCCAGTAAGAAGGACTTCCTACAGAGAACTCAGCGTCTTTTGCTTTTGAAACATTCAGGTGCTTTTCAAGAATAGTACCTGCGTTTCCTGAAATAGTTCCGTTGTCGTCAATAACAACAATGTGTGCCTCGTCGAATCTACCACCTCTTGCTGCAGCATATGCAGAGGTTGATGGTCTATCTGCCAGATTACTCCAGGTAAGAGAACCAGAAGTTAGAGTAATTGTTTGCTGTTCGAACCAGTCTTGTCTTCCTGTATAAGCTCTTGTAGCAAAAGATGAAGATTGACCAGTTGTATGGATTGCAACGTTTCCAGTTGCTGATAGTGCATAAACACCAGTTGGTTGATAGTCAACTGCAGTTGCCGTACCAGCTGCTGAAACGTGAGTTGTAATCTTAACACTTAAAGAACTTGCACCAACCTCAGTAATAACGCCTTTTAAATAACCATTAAGAACTGAAGTTGTTCCCGCACCGGGAAGTGTTGAAGAAATTGCCTGAGTAAATCCATATCCAACTAAAACGTTGGTTGTGGTAATTCCACTAAGAATTTGGTCTGCTTTTGAATCGATAATTGCAACCTTGATTCCGTTTGCCCAAGAACCAGGGTTTCTTGCTACAGAAACAACGTTGGTAATTGTATTTTCATCATATCCTAGTTGGACATAATGGTCTTCACTCTTTACCTTGATATCTGATGCTGTTCCAGAAAAAGCGTTCTTTAAACTTGTGTCATCTGCTCTTGAAACAAGCATTTGACCACCGTATGCAAGATACGATGAGGCAACCATCCAATGCTCGTAGTGCTTGTCGGTGTTGTATGGTTGACCAAAAGTGTTGAGTAAATCGTTCTCACTTTGAATAACAACTGGTAAGTCTACGGGACCTTTTGCGAAGGGTGCTACTTGAGCAGCGGTGCTGTCGGTCGCTGCGTCCACTCTACCAATAGTTAAGTCAACTTCTCTAACTACAATCCCAGGAGATGCTAAATTGAGCGGCATCTTTGTTCTCCTACAAGTCCAAAAAATATTCTAAAAATATTTATCAAAAAGGGTATTTTAAACGGGGAAACTGTACGTGAACAACTTACCAGTCAGGATATTCCCACTTATCATTTTTTACGGTTTTATTTTTTTCTCTAGACTTTAAAACTCTTATTTTAGTACATTCTTTACATTCATAAGAGTATGCTGAAGAATAAACTTTTCTATCTTTACGTGTCAAATAAAAGTCATTCATTAAATTTTTTACTTTGCCACAAATTCTACACTTTCTATCAAAAAATAATATATGTTCTAGTTCAAGTTGATCATCTATATCCATCACCTATATTCCCACATATAAGAGCGGTCTCCATATTCATCAACATACCACCTGTCACCTTCGTTATCTACAAAACTGGTGACATCATTAATACCATCTGAAATAAAACCAAAAGGAGACATATCTTGTTCAATTTGATTTTTTTGTTCTTCATAAATTCTCTTACGAACATCATTGTCCGTCATTTCTTTGAAATATGGTTGAGCAACTAACCAAGAGAAAATTACAAGGCACATTGCTAAATCATCATTACACCCCTCTTCTGCCTCAAAAGAATTATGTCTCTGTGCAAATGTTGTAAGTTCTGATATAATGTCATAATCGACAGTCAGTAACTTATCGTCTTCTAATAAAGTTTTTAAGTTAGAGCATCCGAGTTTCTTAACCGCAGCAGTCATTCTCACACCTAGTTGAGACTTCTTCCCACTAAATCCAGACCCGACCAATTGCCCAGCACGACCTCTCATCGCACACATAAGAACGTTGTCATATTCTAAATCAAAGTGAAGAATATTTGCAACTTGATCTCCAATATCATTAACTTCGACCAGTAACCAAGAATTGTTGTATCCTCTTGCTACTTCATGAATAATACTTGGAAATAGCATGGGTTTAATTTCATTATTTCGATACTTTGCTACAATCTTATATGGAAAATTTGTAATATCAAAAACAACAAATGCTGAGTAGTCATTTCCAAGACCACGAGCAACGTCTACAGTCATCATATAGTTGTGTTCTTCTATTGGATTTTCATAGATATCCAATCCAGCATTTCTTTTGATTGGATCTTCATATGAAAGATTTCTAAGTTTTGCCGGATTGATTAAAGTATTGATCGATCCTAAAAATTCACACTCAAACTCAACCTTGAACTGCTGTTCAGAAGTGTTTGCAATCGTTTGTTCTTTCCACGCCTGGTCTCTTCCTGGGACTTCAGACCAATGAACGTCTGTTGGAATATATTCGTTTCTATTTCTCTCCGCATCGTGCCACATACGGTAGAAATGATTCATACCGCGTGGCGTTGAAACTATGATGACTTTTGTGCTTTGTCCAGAAGAAATAGTAGGATAAACAGAGGCAAAGAAGTCATCAGCAATGTGATTCGGGATGAAAGCGAACTCGTCAAGAAAGATGACATTATAGGATCCGCCTCGGACAGCAGATGATGAAGTAGAGTTAGACGAAATCTTGGAGCCATTTTCCAATTCCAGTGATCCTTTATTCCATGATATGATGCCTTGTTGCATCCACTTTGGCAAGTTTTCGTATGCTAATTGTAATCTTCCAAGAAGATCTCTAGCGGTGGATGCTTTGTTCGCTAGAATAGCTATATTCACATTATCGTTGAATACTGCATAATGTAACAAATATGAAACACAAGTTGTAGATTTACCCGTCTGACGGGGCATTTTACAGATATTAAATCTATTCTTGTGGAAGTTTTGAATCAACTTCTCTTGAAAAGGATACATTTCAAATGGAACAAGACCGTGATCAAGAGAAACAATCTTTACATAGTTTCTTGCAAAGTATACAGGATCTTCTTTACATTAAGAAACTC